GCGTAATGGTGAAAACCATGACGGTTCAATAAATGGATTTGCTGAAGGACCGACGAGAACGGGAATCCGTATTCGTCTTCCTTTAGCTAATTTACCGTTGTTTGTTGATCACATTTATACTGATGAGTATGAGAAGTTGTTGGAGTTGGCAAAAGAATCGAAAATAAGGGTTCAATCAACGCTCGAGACTATTGTCCGCGCGTTTTGTTGGACTTTTATGGTTACTTTTGTTCTTCTGACAGTTTGTCAAATAGTTGTCAGTATGATTGTTGCGATATTTTCATCGATAATTGAGTTTTTACGTGGTCTTCGTGCTCCTAAAGCTGAAGCATGTTCGCTTGACGAGATACAACATATGATTGACTCTATTCAGAGGCAGGGCCTGGAAAAGCGCTCTTCTGAGGAGGGTCATTCTTACTATGATAAGCATGGTAAGCGTATGAAGTATAGTGTGTCTCGTCGTGAATATGTTGTTGATCAGGAGTATGAAGACAGTAAACGTAAAACAACTCGTTCATCACGCCGTCGCAAATTGGCTAAATCACATGCCCTTGATTGGGAGGATGACATAGATTGGAATGATTTAGTTTGTGAAGAGCGTAATGAGGATCATGATTGTGGTAATCCAACTGACACTTGTCAGTTTGATGTTCCACCAATGGAAACGGATATCCTTTTGGACCGTTTTGCAAAGCAGATGGTCCGTGTCACTTATTATAGTAATAGTGGACGCACTTTGACAATGTATGGGATATAAATAACTGGTAGAACAGTTATGATACCTTCCCATTTGTTGGCAACAGAGGTGTGTGACTATTACTCTTTTGGAGTTGATACGGATACAATTAGCTTTAAAGAAACAGTTCCTAAGAAGAATATTCGTTCTTTTCAGACAGCTAAAGGTGTGGCTCAATTCAATCTTGCGAAGTCTGATGGTATGTTGATCACTTTTCAAAATTTGCCTGTTCAGAGATCATTGATTGGCCACTTGGCTAGGAATTTACTCGATGTAGGGTATTTCCGTAAGCCAAAGGGTCTCGCTTTGATTCCTAGGATAGGTCAATGGAAAGGTAATCCACGTGTCACTATAGCGGCTCCATGTGGTAATATTGAGTCAGTTGGTCAGCTTACATATTCAGATAATCAGTATCGTGAATATACAGCTGAACTTTATAAGACTGTCATTCCAGAGCTTGTTTCAGGGGACTGTGGCTCTTTGCTTCTCGTGAAGGAAGATGGACAATCTCGGATTGCGGGTATATACGTTGCTGGAAGTGAGAATGGTAAACATACTTACTTTCAGCCGGTTACCCGTGGTTTGATTGAGTCCATGACTTCTGACGTGAAGTGTCATGGTTTTGATTCCTATCCACCTGTTGTTGACAAGGAGGAAGAGTGTTCTCACTCAACTAAGATTGTTAACGATTGTGTTTCGATAGGAATTTATGAGCATTGGGATAAACCTGGTGTTATGTCTATTCCTCCATCTGAAATTCGCCCGTCTCCTATTCAGCTTGAAAATGCAACACTTTTTGATCATCCGGTTACAACGAAACCGGCTGTTTTAAATAAGGTTGCATTGCAAAAGGCTGTTAATAAGAAGTGGTGTGAACCAGGCTACTTTGATCCTGCGTTTTTGGATGTTGCTATTGATTGGGTCAAGCAAGACCTAGCTGCACACATTAATACGTGTTTTCAACTTGGTATTCAAGACTCAATTGATGGTGAAACCAATGCGTATGGTCAAGCTAGTCGTATGGCAATGGATACTTCACCAGGTTTGCCGTGGTCCTGGCAAAAACCTTCGGGTTCTGCTGGGAAGACGGCTTATTTCGACTTCGTGGATGGACATTATGTGCCCAAACAGGAGGTCGTCGATGCGGTGCAAGAGATTTGCGATGCGCGAGATTTGGGGTTGATAAAACCGGCTTTATTTCGGGGCACATTGAAAGATGAGCGCCGTGATATTGAGCGAGTGTTGGAAGCTAAAACCCGCATTTTTACAGCTGGACCGATGGAGAAAGTTATAGCAGATCGTATGTTATTTCTTACCTTTATCAAGCAGTTTAAGGATGCGCGTTTGAAGTTACAACATGCGTATGGTATCAACCCCGAGGGATTAGAGTGGAATGAGATGATTCATCAGCATATTAACATGGGTAGTCACCATTTTGGTTTTGACTACTCGGGTTTTGATGCTTCTGAGTCACTTGTTCTGCTTGATTCCGTTTCAAAGTGCATTGCAAGTTGTTATTATCCCTATGATGCGCGGCGTATTGAGTGTTCTGGCATTGAAAGTTTTAATCACTTTGTTGTGATTGACGGGGTTGTCTACAAATACCATCAAGGTAATCCATCAGGTTGTACAATGACAACAATCTACAATACTATTGCAAATTGGCTGCTCTTGTACTATGCATGGATTAAACTTGCTGGTGAAAATGGACGTCCCGTGACACGAGACTTTTATCGTCAAAACTGCATTGCGCACGCTTATGGTGATGATTTTATTTGTACTGTGTCGAAGGATTGTGTTTGGTTCAATGGAG